ATCCGCGTGGAGCGATGTTGGAGGCGCTAGCTTTACATCTCCGACAGTTACGCTTCTCACCTCTGGCTCTGGCACTTACAACAAACCAGCAAATGCCGTTGCATTAAAAGTGAGGATTGTTGGCGGGGGCGCAGGAGGCGGCGGAGGCGGGGGCGCAGGTTTTGGCAATGGAACCAATGGTGGGAATACAACCTTTGGATCATTAACCGCCAACGGCGGAACTGGCGGAACGCAGACGGCATCAAACGCTTCTGGCGGAAGCGCCTCGGGCGGTGACATCAATATCAATGGTTCAAACGGCGGTCCAAGATGGTCTGTTAGCGGCTTTCCAGCAATGGGCGGTATGGGCGGCGCAAATCCTCTCGGAATGCCTGGAGCAAGTGGCGAATTGAATGGCGGCAGCGGAACAGTCGGTGGCGGCTGGGGCGGCGGCGGCGGAGGCGGTGGAGCTTCTTCAGCAAATCCGAATGGCGGTGGCGGCGGTGGCGGCGGCGGTTACTGTGAAAAATGGATTTCATCGCCATCGGCAACTTATTCTTACGCGATTGGGGCTGGCGGAGCAGGCGGCGCAGGCGGGGCAAACGGCGCTGTGGGCGGATCTGGGTCCGGCGGCGTTGTCATTGTTGAGGAGTATTACTAATGATTGATTTGATCATTAAGAAAAAATCAGACGGCTCCGTTTATTGGAAAGCTAGCTTTAACTCTAAGGCAGAAATGGAAGCTTGGATTTCTATCGATGAAAAAACAAGGCCCGTTATTGAGCAAGGTTACGAGTATGAAATCATCGACAAAACATTGGAAGTTAAAAACCAGGCCAAGATTATTGAAGATCAAATGAAAGCCGAAAGAAAAGCCAAATCTGAAATCAAAAAGAAGATTAAGGCACTTTCCCAAAAAGGGGATCTTTCCAGCGCAGAAATTAAACAAGCAATTTTGGAAATTGCGGATTTGGTTGACCTATGAACCTAACTCCCGGACTCGACCTTGTGTTAGTCGTGATTGGCACAATCATTTGGGCCATCAGGCAGGAAGGTAAAATTTCGCACTTGGAAGATAAGCTCCATGGAACACAAAGGGATGTGGATGATGTCAGGGCGCGGCACGAAAGTTTGGATTCTAAGATTGTGCATGAGCTAGCAAGTCTGAAAGAATCAGTGGCGCGGATTGAGGGTTATCTCAAAGCAAAAACGGAGGATTGAATCATGGGTGAAGCTCACGGAACAAAAGAAACTAAAGAGGCGGCGATTGCACTTTTGGCGATTGGTGCTTTCGTTGTAAAGCGCGCCAAGGATGGCGTCGATTTGGCCGACGCTGCGGCTCTGCTCGCAAAGCTACAGGACCCGGCTTTCTTGGCTGTGGTCATGGCTGGCGCTGAAGGCATCGACAAAATCGGCGACGAGTTCAAAGATATGGACTTGTCTGAAGCCTTTCAACTTGCTGGCGACTTGATCCCGGAAGTGTTGAAAGCAATTGAAGCTGCAAAGTAATTAAAAGGGGGCGCGATGGCGACAGTGAAGCTAATCATTCAATTCATCATCGCGCTTCCCTCAATTTTCGAGGCCATCAAGAAATTGATCGACTGGAAAAAGTCTGAGGATGCCAGACGCGAAGAGGAAGCGGCCAAGAAAGAAAACGCCGAAGCCACAAAGGAAATGCAAAATGCAATCGATGCTGGAGATATTGAAGCACAAAAAGAGGCTTTGCGTCGTTTGGCTGGCCGTCGCGATTAGCGGTTGCGCGGGATCAGTGCCCGAGCCGCCCGCTTATGAGCTTTGCACTTTGCTGATTGATCGCGGAGTGCCGAGCTGGTTTTGTGTGGACACAAAGTCCGGCAAGGAAACATCAAAGCGCCTTGATGCGATTCGCCTTGGCGTTTCGGTTTCGGACTATGAGCGGCTTAAAAACTACGAAGCGACATTGATCCGTTGGGGAAAAGATAATTGCAGGGTGGGGCAGTGATGGAGTTTTTCAAGTCTCTGTGGGCCGCACTTCAAAAAGCGTTCGCGCCAAAACTTCAAAAGCCCGCCGATGTGTTGCCGCATCCGGCACTTTCAAAGCCGCCAAGCTTTGGGCTTGCCAATGATCCAAACGTGAAAGATGACATTGAGCGATTTCTGTCAACGCGACTTGAAGAGTTGATCGACATTCGGATCACCAACAAACACGGGATGACGATTTTCACACGCGGGCCGGTCGAGATTATGTTGGCCGCTGCTGACGTGTTGGTGGGTGAAAAAGAGGATCCGCCGGGAAGCAATCGTGGGCCTGTGATTAGTTTGATCCAAGACACAGTGGGCGGGACTGAGGCTTACCCGTGGTGCATGGGCTTTGTTCAGACTTGCGTCGCTTACGCGGAAAAGAAAAGCGGCATTCGCTCGCGCATTTTTCCAAGCGAGCATTGCATGAGTGTGTGGTCGGCTTCGCCAAAGGATATGCGCTGCGGGCTTGAGCGCGGGGCGATTGCCATTTGGAATTATCCGCCCGGACAATCGGGCCACACAGGAATCGTTAAAGAATACTCGCAAGATTTTATGCGACTTTTTGAAGGCAACACAACCCAAGGGCTTCGCGACGATGGCGCGATTGAGCGCGACGGTGGCGGGGTTCATTACACAAAGCGCGGGCTTGGCTCGACGGCCAAAATGCGACTTGTGGGATTCATTAGGCCATTTCAAGCATGATTGAGCTAAGCCAAACGTCAGACAATAAGCTGAAGCAAACTGTCAAAGAACCGAACTTGGTCTTGGAGATCGAGGGCGTTCCTTTTTTGTTTGGCGCGAAGTTCATCAAAGCCGAAGTGAAAATCGGCGATGAGGATTTGGAGATCGGGGATCCGGAATCAAACCCGCTTGCGTTCTACATTGGCGAGCTTCGAAAGATTGTAAATCAAAAAGACCTCATCACGCTTGATGGAACATCGACGCGCATCACGCAAAACTTAAGCCCTGACAAGGCCGAGGGATCATCGGTTTCGTCGATGACTGTGAAGCTAATTGACGACGGCTTTATGACTCGCGTGATTACGCCGGGTGATATTATCGACGATATTTTGGCGGTTAAGTGCGTCGTTTACATGGCGCCGGACGCTGAAAGTTCATACCCGGAAGATTATGGTTTGATTTTCCGCGGCATTGTGAACGATGTGAAGTCCGAGCCGGGATCGGTGATGCTCACGATCACGTCGCCGGAATCTAAAAAGCGCACGACACTTTTCCGCAAAGTGGAAACAAAGCTCAATGGCGCCATCACCAATTCGCAAACCACAATCACGCTTGATTCGACGAACAACATTTTCGAGCGCGTGACCGGGCCAGCTGGCGGCTATGATGCCGGGTTTAAGTCGTATGTTTTGATCGATGAAGAGCTCATCGAGTTCACAGCCGTTTCAGGAAACACAATCACCGGATGCGTTCGCGGGCAGCTTGGAACATTGGCGGCAAGTCATGATGACAACGCCAACGTGTCAACATTCTATCGGCTCACCGATGATGCCATGAATTTGGCTTTGAAGCTCATGGCCTCAGGCCAGCAAGGCGCATGGGTGAGCGACTTGGCCGTGACTTCGTTTGGCGAAGTTGAAGGTGTTGTGACTGGCAACGCGGTTTATTTTGCCAACGTGGATTTGGCGACTCGCTATGGCGTGAGCGTTGGCGATTATCTTACAGTCTCGGATGCTACCGAGATGGCCAACAACTTTTCAAACCGCGAAATTGTGGCGGTGACGAAATCGGACTCTGGTTCCTATGTCATCGTCGCAGGGGCGGCGCTGACGTTTGAGATCCCGACAAATGCAATTGCGGCGTTTCGGTCAAAGTATGACGTGTGGCCTGACGGAATGCGCATGGGTGGTGACGAAATTGATGTGGCTCGCCATCTTGAGCTTCGCACTCTTTTCCTTTCGTCGGCTGATTTGGATTTCTATTTGAAGGAAGAGATCGAAGGCCGGGAGTTTTTGGAGCAGCAGATTTATTTGCCGACCAATTGCTTCTCGATCCCACGCGCTGGACGTGCGTCGGTTGGATACAACATTGGTCCGGTTCCGGGCCAAGAAATCCAAGTGCTGAACGAAACAAACGTGACACGCCCTGAGCGCACGCGTTTGCAGCGTTCGATTTCAAAGAACTTTTATAATGAAATCATTTACAAGTATGACGAAGCAGTACTCGAAAACAAGTTTCTTTCAGGATTCATCACGATTGCCGCGGATTCCAAAACACAAATCAAAGCTGGGAACAAGGCACTCATCATTGAAGCCAAGGGAATGCGCGAAACGCTAAACGCTGACAACATTGCGCTACGTTCTTCGCTTCGAAAACTGAACCGATACAAGTTTGGAGCGGAAACAATCTCGCTTGAAACATTGTTTGAGTCTGGCTTCAAGGTCGAGATCGGCGACATTGTGACTTATGAGGGCGGTTACAATAACCTTCCCGACATCAAGTCCGGCACTCAAGGAATGGCGACGCGCCTTTTTGAAGTGCAAAACAAAGACATTGATTTGAAAACTGGCTCGATCAAACTTGAGCTGGTTGACACTAACTTTTCGCTTACGTCTCGCTATGCGCTTATCAGTCCAGCATCAGAAATTGTCGGAGCTTCATCAACAACTGTGTTCCAAATCGACGTGTCGCAGGTGTCGAAATGGTCGCGATTTACAAACACAAGTGTTCGCGTTCGGAGTGCTGATTTCACTAGCGTTGATGATTCGGTTATTCAACTTGTGACCGGCACAGGCCAAGTCACAGTTTCCCCAGCTTTAAGCTTTACGCCCACGGCTGGGATGATTTTAGAATTGACGCCTTACTCTGATGCTGACACGACTGAAGAGATCAAACTTCGATATGGGTTTATGTGTGCAATGCCGACTTTTGGCGATGGCACCGAGCCCTATGTGATGCTGTAACCGGGGGATCAAGATGGCTGACATTGTTTCTGACATCGACAAAGTGACAACCGATGATGTGGCCGCAGACGCTCCGCTGAGCGAGGCGTTCTTTGAAAAGTTGGGCGCTAACATCAACGGCTTGATTGATCGCGGTTTGAAGTTCGATCAATTCACCGCCAACGGCACTTGGACTTGTCCAGAGGGTGTGACTGAAGTTTTGTTGATTGGATGCGGTGGCGGTGGTGGTGGCGGGGGATGCGCTGGCCTTTTGAGGCCAGGCGGTCAAGGCGGGGGCGGTGCGCCGTTTGGCGTTCGTCGCGCAAGCGTTACGCCCACGACAGTTTACACTGTGACAATTGGTGCGGGTGGCGCGGGTGGAGTTGGCGCGGCAAACGGACAAGACGGATTCCCGACAACCTTTGTTCACGTTCCAACGCTTTCGGTTTTGTTCAATGGCGGTTATGGCGGTGCCGAGTTTTCAACTGCGGATCGCGAAATCAAGACAAAAGGCGCTGGAGCACAAGGCGGCGGGCCAAGCGAGCAAGGCGGAAACTCGTCGGGCTTTGCCGGTGGTGCTGGCGGGCCGTTTGCGACAATTGGTGGAGCAAACACAATCAAACTTTTTGGATTTCAGTTTGGCACAACGTCTTACGAAGGCGGCGGGGGCGGTGGTGCTGGGCCGTTTGGCAATGGCGCTGCGGCAGCAATTTCGTCAAACCCTGGGCAATCAGCAGCTGGGGCTTCAGGCGCTGGCGGTGGTGGAGCGTCGAACTTCGCTGGCACTGGCGGCACTGGTGGTGCCGGTGGATCCGGACGGCTTTTGGTTTGCTATGTCGGCTAACTTTCGGGATCGCGTGCGCGGTGCGCTTGAAAAGCACCACGCTAAACAAATCAAAACCCGTCGCACAAAGCCCAATGGGAAGCCTGAAAAGGCGGTTGAGAAATCTTGTCTCGACTGGCTTCGCGGCAATGGGTTTAGTGTGAATGTCGTGGAGTCCAAGGCTGTGTTCAACGCGCAAGCTGGGCGATACATCAGGGGCCAGGCGGATCAAGGATTCGCCGATTGCGTTGGGTGCTTCAACAATGGCCTCGCTGTGTTCATTGAATTCAAAGCTCCGGGACGGCTTGCGACACTTCGCCCGGCACAAAAGGCGTTCCTTCGCGAGAAAATCGACTGCGGCGCTTTCGCGGTCGTAGCCGATAGCGTGGATCGGCTTAAAGAAGCATGGGCCACGTTCACCGACATTCGCCGGACTGAAGGCGTGGCCCAATCAAAAGACTACCTGCGCTCACTTATTAAGTAATGCGCTTTACCGCAACGCGGTTTCTCAGCGCGTGGTTTGGCTCCAAGCTGTAACCGGGAACTGTGCGGCCATCCTCGAGTGCATCGCGGATCGCTTCAAGATCAGGCTCAATGGTCACAGTTTGCTTTGTGAATCCTTCCGGCAAGCCTTCGCCAATAAGTTTTGCCTTGGCGCGGGTGAGATAAAACTCTGTGGTTTCGCCCGATAATGTTTCCGCGTCGTGCTCGAGCATCAAGGCCTTGATCCGTTGTCGGATTGCATCGGACTGACGAGCTCGCGAGCGAGCCGCATCGGTGAGGCGCTTGGCTTGTGCTTTTAAGAATGCCTCTTCAGCCTCGAGCCGCTCAATAACCCAATGGATCGCATCGGCTTTTTCTGCCAAGCTTTGTGTGTTGGCGAAAAGCCTTGCCTCAATTTCCGGCGACAGCTCGCCATCGGCGGCCATAATTTCGCGGGACAATTCTTCTCGCTCGGCAAGCAAGTCGTTGGTGGTTTTCTTTACTAATCTGTTATGATCTGTCATAGGCCAGTCGCTCCACGGATGGTTGAGGCGGCCGACGAACGTCCACCGCTTTGATGCGCTTTGTGGACCTAGGGCCCTAAATCGGGCCCTAGTTTTTTTAAGGATCAGAATGTGAAATCATCATCGGCCATCATGTCGGCTTTTGCCGGGCCGTTGATGTAAACATTCGTTCGCGTTTGGCCAGTCTTGTCGGCCTTGGTTTGCACATAAAGCTCAAGATCCAGCGGGCAGAGCTCATACATGGATTGCACAAGGGCCTCGAGCGACTCAGGCGGCGCGATTTCTTTTTCCATGCTGGCCAAGTCTTGCTTCAAGTAGCCGATCCCACGCTCATCGAAGCCGTAAAACTTGGAGAGTTTTTGGTTCTTGAAATCGCCAGATGTGAGGATGAATTCAAGCACTAGCATGTCAACGCCAGCCTTAGTCGTGATCAGCTTCGCTTCCATCATGCGGCCCGCATAGGTGCCGGTCTCGATTTGTCCGGGTTTTTTAGCTGTGTTCCAGATGTCTTTGATTGATGTTTGGTTCATTTGGTTTGTTCCTTCTTGTTAATTGATTATTGAGTTTACGATTTGATTCTTTGAAGTTTTGTTTCGCTATTTCCCCCTATGCAAAATCATTTTTCTCTCACCAATTCGCCAGTCAGATATTTAATCATCAAGTCATAATCCAAAGGCATCACTTCAGGTAGAAGGCCGGATCGGTCTCCGCCTTGGAAGTTTTCATTCGCTTTAGTTCGCATCAGCCGAGCGCCTTTGCTGTCGCGGAAACAATAAAAAATAAAATCGCTCGCGCCATTCACATATCCCCGGCCACCGCTTGGGAGTGAAGAGTCGATGAACATTCGCTTCACACCTCGGTCCTCGCGCTCCATTTGCTTTGTGTGGGTGATGAACACAACGCCAAGGCCCGATCCCAAAAGCGCGTCAATGATTCGCTTGAACTCACGACGCACCATTGAGTGGCCAGCTCCCCATTCGCCTTCGCTTTCACTTTTCCAGCCGTTCTCGGTTAAGATTTGGCGAGCACACATCTCATATGCGTTATCGACAACGTCGATGACCACAGTTTTGAAATCATGCTGAGTGGTGCAAACGAGCTTTGCCGCTTCGCAAAACTCTTTCCACGTCTTAATGATGATCGGCTCGCCATTATCGTCGGTGAGCTGATTGACCTCCAAAAACTTTGTCCCGGCTTCAGTCGCTAGGAACAAAGCGTTTGGAAACTTTGACGCAAACGTGCTTTTGCCGCACTTGGGTTCACCGATGATCGTGAACACAAACTTTCGGGTATCGATTTCTTTGGCGCGTGGTTTAACTGGCAGTTTCATTGGTTGATTTCCCCCTGTGAACTGGCAATACACTTGAACCTTTCAACATTGTCAACCGCTCACACCGCAACATTTCCGAGGGGGAAAAGTTCGATGACGCATGACCGACGCATCCAAACGCCGAAAGTGAAAACCAAGGACGCGCAAGTTGCGCATCTAGAAAAGCGACTTGTGAAGGCTCGAGAAAGCTATGAGCGAGCACTTGCGACTAACGACAAAACCAAAATCTGGAAGGCGCTCTCGCATGTGAACTTCATCGAAGCCGAGATCAAAAGTTGGAGTTTGGTCTAAGTGGGAAAGTAGCGCCCAAGACTGAAAGCTAATGGCGAAAGGCGAAATCTTGGGGGAAATCGTATTTTTCCCTAACGAGGGCTCCCCTAGTCGGTGGTTCAGGGCACCGACCGGATCATCGCACGACGTTAGTGCTTCCATTTCTTGGGCGCGTTTGACTGTTATGAATCAAAGCCGAGTTCAGAATCAAGGGGGATTTCGTGTCGATGGATTATCAATCGAAACTTATTAGCTTTATGCAGGAAAACGGCATCGAGGTTGACGCGCTGGCGCTCGATGGCCAGTTTCACCGCCTGGGGCCAAAGAAATCGCAGTGGTATATCGGAAGCATCACGCTCGATGACTTAGGCCGCGAGCACTGGGTCGTGAGCTTTGGCGATTGGCGGCACGGAACATCGTTCACCAAATCTTCGTCTGCGTCGGCAAAGTGGTCCAAGTCGGAAAAGAAATTCGCCGAGGATGCCATTGCGAGGATGAAGGCGGACCAAGCCCATGCGAAAAAGCTGATCCAAGCCGCGACAGCTATCGAGTGCCAAAAGGAATTTGCGGCACTTCAAAGCTCGGGCTTCTCGCCCTACCTCGTTCGAAAGCGCATCGATCAAACCTTTGGTGCGAAAGTCGATGCTGATGGCGTCGTGCATGTGCCGATGCAAGATGTGTCGGGTGAGATGATCGGCGTTCAACGGATTTATCCTGACGGGTCAAAGTATTTCGCCTCCGGCCAGCGGGTCGCAGGCGGGTTTTTTGTCATGGGAAACTTCGACAACAAATTCTGCTACATGACCGAAGGCTTCGCCACAGCCGCCACGATCTGGAAAGCGACGGGCGAGACTGTCATCGTGGCGTTTAACGCGAATAATTTAATGAGTGTCGCCGAAGCGATGCATGAAATAGGAAAGCGCGTGGTTGTGTGCGCTGACAACGATCAGTTTAGCCAGGCTGGAAATATCGGGATCAAGAAAGCAAGCGAAGTTGAGAAGCGATTTGGGTTTAAGTTTATCGCGCCCGTGTTCCAAGACCTATCGGCAAAGCCCACGGACTTTAATGATCTTGAAATCATCGAAGGGCTTCACCGCGTTCGCGATTTGCTGATTGTATCAACTCCCCCGCCTATGGAGCTGATGGAGTCTGAGCCCGTCAACATTGATGGCGTCCCGTCGGTGTTTGAAATCCAAGGCGAGATCACTGAAGAGGAAACAAAACAGACGGCCATGTCAGCGTTTCTCATTCGCGCAAGCGGTGGGCGAATCTTTTACGACTCAATGTTTGATCGGTGGTGGATTTTTGAAGGTGTCTGGCGAGCGATCACAAAAATCAAAGCGCAGTCGATGATATTGGAAGTGATGAAACAGCTTGTCCCGGCTGGGTTTTCGTCGTCGTTTTTTAATGGTGTGTTCAATCTTTTCACCATTGGCGTGGAGCGGGAACTACCCGAAAACGACCGGGGTCTCATTCCGTTTAGAAATGGATACCTTCGCGTAATTGATAATAGTTTTCATTCTCATTCACCAAGCGAGTTTTTTGATTGGCACATCCCATGCGATTACACGCGAGCTGTTGAGACACCGACGTGCGATGAGGTGTTTCATAATCTCGCGGGCGGGGATCCGACGAAATCGGATTACTGGCCCAAAATGTCGATCCTGAAATCCTACCTTGCCGCCATCGTTCGCGGCATGAGTGACCTGCAAAAGTATTTGGAGCTGATCGGCGAATCAGGGGCGGGGAAGTCCACCTACATGAATCTCGCCATGATGCTCGTGGGTGAACAGAATTGTCATTCGTCGTCTTTGCAGATCCTGCACAAATCCCCTTGGGAAACGTCGATGTTTTTAGGTAAGCGCCTTGTCGTGTTTCCGGATGAAAATGATTTCGGTGGCAATGGTGATGTGCTGAAGTCTGCGACCGGACTTGATCCGCTTCGCTATGAACCCAAAGGCAAATCTATTGGCTCGAGCTTCATTTATCGCGGAATGATTATCGTCTCGGCCAACAACTACATCACGTTTTCAGACAAATCGAACGCACTGGTCCGTCGCCGAATTCCAATCAAGATCGAAAACGCCATTGAGGAAAGTAAGCGTGACACCAAGATCATGGATCGATTGCGAGCTGAGGTTCCAGCTTTGATCAATCAACTTGTGGCAATGGATGAGGAATCAGTGCGGGCCACACTTTCTTCGACGTCGGGGCTTTATGCAGACGAATCAAGAAATTCATTTATCAGCACCAACATCGTGGCGAGGTGGATGGATGATCGGTGCGAGTTTGGGCCAAACTTTGTTTCGCCAATTAACGGAGAATGGGGTGCATTTTCTCCGGGCCCGAAGCCTTTGTATGAGGATTTTCGGAAGTTTTGTGAGGTTGAAGGTGAGCGTTACGTTCCGAGCTTGGGTAGCTTTTCGAAACAAATTCGCAACGCGGCAAAGGTTCTTGGCAAGTCGATTGAAGATCAAGTGACGAGGGTTGAGTCCACGCCAAAACGAGTTTGGAAAGGGATTCGCGTGAACACAAAATCAACAACTTAATGCGCTGTGTTTGTTACACATCGTTACACATCAACAAGGCGTGTCAGAAAATGATGTGTTGCGTTCGATGTGTTGTGTCGAAAAAATGTTACACATCGTTACACATCCGTTACGGATCGGTCGGTCGAAATTGTTTAATGATTTCATGTTTGTAACAGTTGTTACAGTTGTTACATACATAAAAGAATAATAAAGAAAAAGGCATAAAAATGGTGTCAAAATGACACCAAAAGATGAGAATCATTCTCAACAACGTAAAAAACTCAGAAGCGACTTAAACGCCGTTCGATGTGTAACAAGTGTAACAAGCCACCAATCCCACCGATCTACGCGCTTGATTCCCCACCATTGGATTTCGCAAAAGAACGCGGTGCGATTGCATCGCGGAGCACTGGCCTGTGGGTGTGGATGGGTCGAACATTGACGCATCGCTAATCGCCTGTGGCTACATCGCGCAGCAACAAAGCGGTTGAACTGAAAAATGGGTGTGGTAACTACCTGTCACACAAACCTTGGGGGAAACATGAACCGATTGGGTGAGCTCTGGGCCAAAAAAGTATTTGCGGATGATCCTGATTTTCTAACTCTCGAATGGGAAGTCGAGGGCGTTGCTGTGTTGTTGGTTGTGCATCTTCCGTCACTTCGTTGGCGAATGATGGCCGCACACGCTGGACTTTACCGCGCGGATCTAACGCCGTTGATTTCTGATTGGGTGAAAAAGTGCGCTGAAGAATACATCCATTTCATGGTGCCAATGATCTTGGATCAGCGCGGGGAGGTGCGGGCGTGAAGATCATCACAGTCCCGATCATCCGCGATTGGAAGCCGTGTTATGAACCGACAAAAGTCGTAAATGAGGATTGGTCAGGCACACTGCTGGACGTGCTTGCGCTTGATATTTCTATCGAAGATCGCTTTTGGGTTGTGCTGCGTGAAGAGTTGCTTGGCCCGAAAGTGTTGCGTCTCTTTGCAGTTCGTTGTGCCCGCAAAGTTCAACACTTGATGACAGATGAGCGGAGCATCAAAGCGTTGGAAGTCGCCGAGCGATTCGCTTTTGGAGAAGCGACGGATGAGGAGCTAGAGGCGGCGAGGGACGCAGCGTGGGCCACAGCGAGGGACGCAGCGTGGGCCACAGCGAGGGCCGCAGCGGGGGAAGCAGCGTGGGCCGCAGCGAGGGCCGCAGCGGGGGAAGCAGCGTGGGCCGCAGCGTGGGCGCGTCAGCTCGAAATCTTGCGCGAGTTGATTAACGAATTTCCGGAAGAGGTGCGAGCGTGACGTTCTTTGAAGCATTGAAGGCGAATGAGACGAAGCCGGTTAAGTTCAACAACGATAGCAATCCGTGGGCCGTTGGCGAACTTATCGAGGCGCTAAATCGAGGATCGCTAGACGGGATTGTTTGCGCTTCAAACCAGTGGCTAGTCGTCGAGGAGCCGCTTGAGTTTTGGCTTTCAGTTGAGAACGACAAATCAATCGGTATGACTCGCTTTGATTCAAAACAAGAAGCTATCAGTAAAAGCGCGGGCCGTGGTTGGCCATACGTTGCTTTGTTCCGCGAGGTGCCCGGCACGCGGGAAGAGGTGAAGCCGTGAATCAACAAGAAAAAATTGCGCAGTTAATTGAACGCCTCGCCGAAGCTGAGAAGGCGCTGGAGTTTTATGCAAGCCCTATCTCGTGGGATTGGCACTTGCAACAAGTCGAAATCGTTGATGACTCTGCAAATGCAACTATTGACGATTCAGATTGCAGTGTCCCAATTGGGCTTTGCGACGCACGCGGCGGCAAGCGAGCGCGGGATTATTTCGAAAAGTGGCGCACAGGCGCGGAAGGTGAGAAGTGAACAAGGTTAGATTCATTACATTCCGAAGTAACGGCGGCCTGTATGGCTTTCCTGCGCGACTCGCGGCTGAAGATCGCGCTAAGTATTACGCCGCCAGAGACCAAGAAACGACGTTCGATGAAGAGCTTCAGTTTACCATGCAAGACGACTATGAGGCGGTTGACTGGTTTCTCAATAACATGAACCCGAGCGATGTCTCGGATCACCTGAGATGTTTTGTCCAACCAAACACTGACAACGCATCGCTCATCGCTAACGGCGAAGAATTCTTATTACGCGACTACGACGCCGACGATTTGCCGCCAATGATGCCAAACAAGGAATTCAAATAATGCGTTCGCTCCACGACGCGGAAAAAGAAATCAAACGACTCAAAGCAGAGAACTGGACATTGAAAGTGAAACTCGCCAGAGTTGTCGCTAGTCGTTTGATTAAGCGAAAACATAGGGGCGTGGATGAAAACCTCAAACTTGTTTCTGCTCGCGTTGGTAACACTTATTTCACTTTCAGCTTCGATGACAGCCTGCCAGAGTCGCACGTCGATTCCGGTCGTGACGATGCCGCCCGTCGAAGTGACACCGACTCGATTGGCTTGGCCGCAGGCCGAGTGGACCGAAGTCTTGATGCAAGCGATTGCAACCGAACGGTTGACGGAACTCTCCCCGCTGGACGCGTCTGATTTTTCGTTGGATCCAGCAAACGCCGAGCATTGGGCCAAGCTTTTGGTTGAGATGGCGAAGTGGGAATCGGGCTGGAAGCCCACGAAGATTTACACTGAAGCGTTTCACGATGCCCAAGGGCGCAGGGTTGTGTCCACTGGGCTTTTCCAAATCAGCGTGGAATCCATGCGAGGGATCGGGTGCCGCGTGACTCAAGCGGAACTCTTGACGCCCGAGCGCAACATTCAATGCGCCGTCAAAGCCTTCGCTCATTATGTGCGGAAAGACTCGCGCATCGCTGGCCTTGGGCCCGGCCAATGGCGGGGCGGAGCTCGCTATTGGGCTGTGCTTAGGGGTGCGAATGATTACACGCGAAAGGCGCTCGCCTCAATCCGTCTAGCCGCCGCTCGCGGGTAGATTCGATTTAATAACAAAATGGCTGGGATTTGTATCGTTTTGGGATTTGTGCTTTTGTGCGTTGACATCGTGTGACGCTGTGTTACACTGATTTTGTTAGCACGATGATTCAAAACGAAAGGCGGACACGATGACGTTCAAAGACTTACAAAGAACCGCAGCGGGCTGGGATTTGGAACTTGAGCCGAATGTGGATTTTGAAACTGGCCGATTGACTTCGGTTTCGCTCAGCACATTCGAGGATCGCAGCGTTGGAATCTTTGGGCTTCACCTCGGCGCGTTTCTGCCGAACGGCTTTGAAGCTTATTTTCAAAACTTGCTCGAATTTACGGCGGATTTGGACCGAGACGAGCGCAAAGAGTTTGCGGCTTTTTTGAATGATATGAGCGTGGCAATCGCAAACATTTTAGAAAAAGGCGGTGCTAAATGAAAACCGCCCGCTCCATCCGCTTCGACGAAAAGGACTTGGCCCAAGCTGAAAAGCTCGGGATCGACATATCACGCGGGCTTCGCGAAGCGCTCCGCGAGCTGATCGCCCGAGTTAAGGCTGGAGATAAGTCGGTGCCGAGAAAAGATTGACGCCGCCGATTCCCTGAGACAATGATGGCCCTTCATGGAAAGGGGGCCAGCCGTGAAGGGAATGAAGAAAAAGACAAAGAAAAAAGCCACAAAGAAAAAGTGAATTTGATACCGCTCCGGATCCATCGGGGCGGTTTTTGTTTTGGGGGAAATCGTGAAACAGGATCAGCTAGGGCTTTTGATTTCGCAAACGTCAGACTACCCGGGTTCACATGGCGATAGCTGCGCGGAGACGTGTCGGCTTTATGTGCTCCGATCCGCAGCGCGGGATCCGAAGATGGATGAGCTGATGATTGGGCGTTTCCGCACATCCAAAGGCTACCTTCGCCATCCGGCGATTGCGAATTGGTGGGGCGGTGAGGATGACTTCTCATCTGATCAGGCATTGCCAATGCTAATGGCCCTTGATTGCATGGGGAACACTCAAACCGCAAAAAGCCACACGCTTTTGGCGATTGCGCGTGAGCGATTGAAATGGAAAACCGGGCGGCATTTTGCAAGCCTTGGCGTGATGGCGCTTACGCGAAAGATGTGGAACACATTCGCGGCACTTCAGATCCTTCAAGCATTGGTGTTCAAAATTCCAATTCGCTGGAGCGACTCGAAAAACTGGTTTGAATCCACGCATGGATCATCGGCGGATTACCTAAACTTCGCCATTGCGCTCATTTACCTGGAAGATTGTGGCGTGCGATGGCATCGCCGCATTGTGCTATGGTTGTGTCCAGCCAATCGAATCTTTGAGCGCGTCACGCATTATTATGCAAGCGAGCCGCCGTCCGGGATCAGGACTGAGATTCTGACAGGATATTACAACCGCCTAAGGCACCTGACTTACTAGACCAATTCAAAAAATGATTTTGTCTTGTTGAAGTTTTGCGCTTCAATTTCGGCATGACAGATCAGGACTTGATTGGTCGGTTACTTGAGTTCTTTCGGGATGAGGGCCGGGTGCCGGGTCGCGATGAGTTTTGTCGGCTGGTGCCCAATGGCCGCAATCGAATCGACAAAGCGTTTGGAAACTACACGCTATTTCTTCAAGCTGCTGGTCTAAAGAACACTCGTCGCATTGATAACTCTGTTTTCGAACGCGACATTGAGCAACATCTCGAGCGGCATGAGCCCGCAGCTCTTCCAGCGCATGATCCGTGGCAACGAACTTTGTTCATTGGCGACACGCATTTTCCATTTATCCATCAGCCAACGCTTGATCAGATCATTGAATTCGCTGAAGCGATGAAGCCTGAGGTTATTGTTCAAGTCGGTGACCTCTACGACCTCTATTCCCACGCCAAATTCCCACGCTCGCACAACATCTTTACACCTCGCGAGGAATCAAAACTCGCTCGCGAAGGTGCCGAGAAAATGTGGGCCAGGCTTCAAGCGGCGTCGCCGAAATCTAGATGTGTTCAAATAACCGGCAATCATGATTTACGTCCAATGAAGCGAATCCTTGAGGTTTACCCTGAAGCTGAAGATTGGGTGACTGAGATCATGGAACGCATGATGCGCTTTGATGGCGTGGAGCTCATCGCTGATTACCGCGAGCATCTCGAGCTTCCCGGGAATGTGCGCGTGATCCACGGCTATTTGTCGGGGATCGGGAAGCATCGCGATTACAACGTGACGAATGTTGTTTGCGGCCACACTCACAGGGGCGGAGTGGTGCTTCGAAATGTGCGCGATGAGATCATTTGGGAATTGAACGCTGGCCTAGTCGGGGATCCATCAGCGAAGGGCTTAAGCTACACTTCACAACGTGTCGTTGACTGGACGCTTGGCTGGGGATGGCTTGACGAATACGGACCTCGCTTTATCCCTGCAAGGAAGCGCAAATGAATCCAATCCTTGAACTTACATGGATCGACGCGGAGTCTGATGATGCGTGGCGCGACATTGACGAACATAAGTCGAGCGACTTGGCTCGGATTCATACCATTGGATGGTTGTTAAGCGAAGATGAGCGCGTGATTCGACTGGCCCAAAATATTGATGCAACAAACGGCAAGGCGTCGATGGTGATGACGATTCCAAAGGCATGGATTGTGTCGAGAAAAGTGGTGAAGCGTGGCAAGAAAGTTGACCGATCCAATTGAACTCTGGAACGCCAACATTGATGGCGACGAAATGCGCGTTTACATGAGGCATTCGGAAGATTGCAGCGAAGTGCAATTGATGGTGCGATTCAGTTTTGAGCCCGAATTTGGCGATTTGTTGGTGGGCCTGGCCGGAATGGTTGACGAGCTATTGGTTGTTGGGAATGATCCTTTTCTGATCCACAAGGCGGAAAAGGACAAGGTGCAATGAAAGTTCAGTGTGCTCACACAGAAATGGTTGATGTTGATTTGTTGGTGCCGCATCCGCTTAATCCCAACAAACATGGCGAGCGGCAAATTGAGATGCTGGCCAAGATTATGAACCATCAGGGCTGGCGGCATCCGATCACAGTTTCAAAGCGAAGTGGGTTCATTGTCGCGGGCCATGGCCGATTGATGGCGGCAAAGAAGCTCGGCTGGACACAAGCGCCTGTGGATCGGCAGGAATTTGACACCGAAGCCGACGAGTATGCGCATCTGATTGCTGACAACAAAATCGCGGAACTTGCCGAGCATGATGATTTGAAGATGTTTGATGATCTTAAAAAGTTCCCCGACCTTGATTTGGATTTGCTGGGGATTCCTGATTTTGAACTTCCGATGCCTGAGATTGTGCCGGGCTGTGATGCTGACGATGTTCCCGAAGCATTGCCTGAGCCAAAGGTTGTTCGCGGCGAGGTCTACATTTTGGGGAATCATCGGTTGATGTGCGGTGACTCGACTGCGATTACTGATGTCGAGCGACTGATGAATGGTGAGAAGGCGGACATGGTGTTCACGGATCCGCCGTATGGATGTGATTTAGATAAAACTCTTTTATCTTCCAAAAGTGGATATAAAAAAATTGAAAATGATGGCGGAGAAAACATCGCACAATTTCTTGGCGATGTTTCAAAAAGTTATCTTTTTGCGATTAGAGATTGGGCTGCAGGTTATTGGTTTTATTCTTCAAATAAAGTTATCGAAACGCGAAGTGCAATTTCAAATTGTTTTGAAATCAAAGACACAATCATTTGGAAAAAAGAATCTCTTGTTCCAGGCAGGAATGATTATCAACCAATTTACGAGCCTATTTTTTATTTTCAAAAAAGAGTTCCAGGAAATGTTAAGCGAACTTGGAATGGGAACAGAGATAAAACAAACCTTTGGGATTTTAGAAGAGATAAGTCTTTGAAGGTTCATCCGACTCAAAAACCCGTAGAATTGATTGAGTTTGCAATTCAAAACAGTTCAAACTCTGGAGATAGCCTAATCGACCTCTTTGGCGGCTCCGGCTCAACGCTAATCGCTTGCGAGAAAACAAACCGCAAATGCTTTATGATGGAACTTGATCCGCACTACTGCGGCGTCATCTTGGATCGCTGGCAAAAGTTCACAGGCAAGAAAGCCCACCGGGAAGATGGCGTGGCGTGGGATGAAATCCGGCAATGAGGTTTAATTGATCCTTCCAAATATTGACCTCGATCAGCTTGAACGCCTTGCTCGCCTTCGCGCCACAGTTGCGGATTGTGCTGCGTTTTTCAAAGTCGATAAGAAAGCCATTAACGAGTTTTGCAAATCCACAGTTGGCGTGACCTATGATGAGTTCAAAGAACAATCATTGGTCCACACGCGAATGTCGCTTTCACGCAAGGCAATCGAGATGGCGTTGGCTGGAGATAAAACCATGCTGACGTTTTGTTTGAAAAACATCAACGGCTGGTCGGACTCGCCAGCTGGTGGGGAGATTCAGGAAATTCCACGCGCTGTGTTTTCGATTGTGCCGCGTGTGGTTTCCGCGCCAGAATCCAAGGCCGAATGAGCGCATCAATTGAAGTTCGACTGACCGAGCCGCAATACAATTTCATCAATTCGCAAGAACGATTCGCGCTATTTGCGGCCGGTCTGGGATCCGGAAAATCTTTTGTTGGTTCACATTGGGCTCGCGAGAAAATGGCAAATGAGCCAAAGTCGAAGGGCTTTATCGGAGCGAACACATACAATCAACTTCGAAACGCAACACTCACGACGTTCTTTCGAGTGCTCGACCAATTTAATATCGCTTACAAATACAATCAACAAAGAAACATCATCGAAGTCGCGGGTCGAACCATTTACGCTTACTCGCTTGAAAACTTCGACAACATCCGAGGAATCGAGATCGGGTGGGCGTGGCTTGATGAAGTGCGCGACACACCAGAGGATGCGTTCAAAGTTGTGATGGGTCGCTTGCGAGATCCAAACGCAGTCGCTCATCAGATGCGACTCACGTCCAGTCCGAGCGGATTCAATTGGCTTTATGACTATTTCGTGGGCCAAAAGAAAACTCAAGACTTCCGACTCGTGCAAGGCACGTCATACGAAAACCCGTTTTTGCCTGATGGTTACATCGATTCACTTCGCGGAAGCTACGACGCCAAGACTTTCGATCAGGAAGTGTTGGGCCAGTTTGTAAACACAGGCCAAGGCCAAGTTTACTACGCCTTTAGTCGGGATCGGAATGTGAAGCTGTGCGGGCGGGATCCGAGATTCCCCGTGATGGTCGGCATGGATTTTAACGTCAATCCCATGACGGCTGTTATCTTTCAGTGCATCGACAACGTGGTGTTTGTTGTGGATGAGATTTTCCAAATGGGTTCGCGAACTGAAACCATGGGCGAATATATTTTGAAAAACTACGGGCGCGGAGTTCAGATCATTCCCGACTCGACTGGACACAGGGTCACGACGAACTCGAACCGATCCGACCATGAGATCCTTCGCGGCATGGGATTTCGGGTGGAATACAACAAAAACCCGGCCCGAATGGATCGTTATAATGTCGTCAACAACCTGCTCGAAAAAGATCGGTTAATAATTTCGCCGAAATGCGTTAACCTCATCAAGGATTTAGAGCAGGTGAGTTTCAAGGAAGGAAGTTCGCAGCTCGACATTGGGAACGACAAGACGTTGACGCATATCTCAGACGCCTTAGGCTATGGGTGTTGGTTTTGTTTCCCGATCATTCGCCCGGCATCGGGTGTTTATTCTTATTAAAAAGGGGCCAAGGAAATGGTCAATTGGCAGGACGCGGATTTTCGTCGGCTTATCATTAACGAAATCACGGGCGAGGAAAACCTTTCGCGAAAGCGATTCGAGCAACGCAAGTTCGATGTGTACCGCAACCGGCAGGATCGGTATGTAATTGAAAAGCTCGAATCAGAGCTCAAGCCCGATTTCGTCCAGCGGATGCGCAAGGTTTTGTCGATCAATCCTTGTAAGCGCATCATCGATGAAATGGCGTCGCTGTATCGAAGCGAGCCTGAACGCACGTTTGAAGGTGCGGATGAGCGAGCTCAAGCGCAGATTGATGAGCTTTATCAATCGGCGATGGTCGATGCGAAAATGCGATTGGCCAACGCTTATTACAAGCTCCACGATCAATGCGCGATTTATGTGGCACCTCGCGATGGCATTGTTGATATTCGAGTGTTGTCGCCGAAAGATTACGACGTGATCCCTGACGCTGAAAACCCGGAACGCGCACAGGCCTACATTCTTTCGACTTGGGATTCGGATTTGCACTCAAGCTACGATGAGTCTGGAGCCAATAGTGCCACGCATACTGATTACTATTTCAACGACAAAATGAATCAAAACATCGCAGACGATAGCGATCGATTGGCTCGCAAGACCTTCATCGTTTGGGATCGCGATGTGCATTTTACAATGAATGGTTTGGGTGAAGTTGTGTCGCCGATTGTGCCAAATCCCATCGGTGTTTTGCCGTTTATTGACGTGGCGATTGAAAAGGATTTCCAGTTTTTCGTTCGTCGCGGATCGGGTGTGGTTGAGTTCACCATTGATTTGTTGGCACAGCTTTCTGACCTTGCATCCATTTCGCGAATCCAAGGTTATTCGCAGGGCGTGATTTCATCGACTGAAGAGCCGAAGCCCATTACAGTTGGGCCGGATCGCATCATGTGGTTGAAGAAAGATCCAAACGCTCCCCCTGGGTTTGAGCCGTCATTCCAGTTTGTGTCGCCGTCTCCCGACTTGGCGGGCGGCCTTGAGATCATTGATTCGCAAGTGAAGATGTTCCTTTCATCGCAAGGCTTGGACGCTTCGACAGTTTCCGGTAAGGGTGAGAAGCGAAGTTTTGCGTCGGGCGTGGATCATTTGCTTGCGAACATCGACAAGTTTCAGGCTTCGCAACAAGATATGTCGCTTTTCCGTTGGGTTGAGACACAGCTTTTTGACATCCTTCGGGCTTGGTCGAATGTGTTGCAAGGCGTTCGCGTTGGTCCTGTGGCGCTTAATGATTCGCTTCAGGGTGGGATCATTCCTGAATCGGTGGAGTTATCGATTAAGTTTGAAGCGCCTCATGCGGTTAGAACGCAGACTGAGGTTGAAGATTCTGTCATTCGTTTGATGGAGTCCGGCCTTATGTCACGAAAGCAAGCCATCGCTCGATTGTATGAGGTGAGCGAGGATCAGGCTGAAGAGATTATTGAAGAGATCGACGGCGAGGATGAGGAAGAAGAAGAGTCCGAGCCGATTGCGCCGGTTCAACCTACAATTTCAGGGGAAGAAATTGACGATGAAGCCGCCGAAGGTGACGAAGCGAGCGATTGAGCAAATCATTGATTTGTCCGAGTTCGCCAAGGGTGTTGATTTTTCGGACTCAAAAAGTCTGAAGCTCGCCATTGGCGAAGCCTTGGCTGAGAAAATTCGCGAGCGTGCGGAGTCTGGAAAAGGTCTCGACTTCAAAGATGACGGTACAGCCAGAACTGTGGCGCTTAAATCCCCATACTCAAAAGCTTATGCTGAAAGCCTTGATTTCAACGCTGCGGGGAAGTCTCGCGGCGAGGTCAACATGACGCTCACGGGTGATATGTTGGCGAGTATTCAAGTCGAGGATCGCGGCAAGGGGAAGATTGCCGTTTTCATTGATGGCGAAACGGAAGTTTTGAAGGCTTACAATCACATCACTGGCGACACAGTTCCGCGTCGGCCATTCTTTGGCGTGTCGAAAACCGATGTGCGATCCGTATTGGCCGACTTTGAATCGGAGATCGAAGAAAGATTGGCCCGCGAGGGCGAGCGAACCGAAGCGCAAAGGGGGCGGCGTGCTGGTCTTGATACACTTTCTAGATTGGATGATTCGAGTGCTGGCGCTCGTCGCCGTCGCCTTAGCGATGTTTTGGCCGAATTAGAGGGTGAAGATGGCGACTAAAGTCGTTGTGAAATACCCGCGCGGTAAGGTTTCCGCTGTGATTGGCGGGAAGCTTTCATCGATCATCAAATCCGATGAGCTTTCGGATGCCATTGGCAAAGTCCTAACGGATCGAATTAAGTTTGAAGCCAAGCGCGGAACTCCACTCAATGACACTGGATCCTTTAAGCCGCTCGCTCCAACGACTGTGGAACATCGAAAGTATTTGGAACAATTCAACCAAACGACTTCGGTCTATAAGCCATCGCGCTCAAACCTTTCGTTCACCGGCCAGTTGATTGATTCAATCAAATGGAAGCGCGAGAAGGGTTCATTTGGCGATAAGCTTTTGAGGATTCTCATTTACTTCGACGGCAAGCGCGAAATGTATCGCACAGGACCAGAGTCAAAGGCGAGGCCTAGCGAATACAACCGGACCAATGAACGGCTTGCGCGAACGCTTGCGGAGATCGGGTTTCGGGTTTTCTCGAAACAAGGAATCGAGAATAAAACCGAGCTAGTGCGTCGCGTAAGCAATACCATTCGAAGCTTCATCAGAAAAAGATTGCGGTAACGTATTGCACAAAAACCGAAAGGGGACTTAGAATGTCGGAAGCCAATCAAAGCGTCAGTGACGCTGCTGAGACTTCGCAGAGCGAGTCGCAGGTGAATCAGGCAAACAATGTCGAGGCCGGTGGCCACAACATTGATGGGCTGGTTAAGCACAAAGAAAAACTCCTAGGGGAAAACAAAAAGCTCAAGGCTGAAATGGCCGAGCTTCGCCGTCTTGTCGAAAGTTCGCAGCAAGAAAAGCTGCAAGCTGAAGGCAAGAAGGACGAACTGATTGCCGCTCTGAAAAAAGAAAAAGACGAGCTGAGCAAAAAGGTAGTTGGCACTCACAGCGCATTTGCAATGCGGGTGATTTCCGGGGAGTTGAAAGCCGAGGCGGCCAAGCAAGGATGTGTGGCGCTTGAGGATTTTGTTCGCTTGATCGACCTAAACGACATTGAAGTTGACGACAATTACAATCCTGATCCCGAGAAAGTGAAAGCTCTGGTTCAGGACGCGGTGAGATCGAAGCCTTATCTTTTCTCCAAGGCTGGCCCGAACGTGAATACCAAGCTTCCCAATGGGGAGTCGGTGCCGGAACCGAAGCGAGAGGATTTGAGCAAGCTTAGCGCGAAGGAACTTTTGGAACTGGCCCACGCAAGGGCGAAACTTAAAAAGGGGTAACACATGGCAGTGACCGGAAACGCGGCATTGGTCGCAACAAAGCAGGACTTGATTGCAGCATTGGTTCAAAAGGAACTGATTTCGAAAGGTGTTTTGATTAACACCATTCAAGACGTTTCGCGCTTCGCAGTGAAAGGTGCAAAGACTATCAGCTTCCCGAAAGCTGGCAGCTTCACAGTTGAAGATCGCGCATCGGGCGCTCAAGCAACAATCCAAAACCTCACATTCGCAGTCGATCAATTGAGCCTCGACAAAATGGCGACAGTGAGCTGGCTCATCGATCCGCAGGACGAGCTTGAGTCGGTGTTGGATGTGGATGCTGAGTATGCGGTTCGCGCTGCTGCTGCTCACGCTGCATATGTTGACGGCATCATCGCTGCTGAAATGGAAACAGTTGGCGTTGCGACAACAACCGTTGCTGCGACAATCACTGACGCGGTAATCTTGGAAATGCGCTCGGCTTTGCTCCGTCGTGAAGCAAACCCGAACTCTCTGTATCTGGCGATTTCGCCTGAGCAGGAAGCTGGAATGCTCGCCATCAACAAGTTCACACTTGCTGAGCAGTATGGCTCGCAGATCATTCCCGCTGGCGTTTTGGGCCGCATCTACGGCGTGAACGTGGTTGTGTCGACTCAGGTCGAAGCTGACGAATACTACATGTATGACCGCGATGGCTTGTGCATCGGCTTCCAGCGTGGACCGACTCTCGGCGAGCGCAACGCACCGGAATACGGCGCGACTGCCATGCTCAAGACTTTGGATCAGAAATTCGGAGTCAAAGGCCTTCAGATCGCCCAAGCTGGCGTCGGCGCTGGTCTCTCGGCTCTGGTTGTGAAAGACAACAACGCTTAATGGCTGGCGGGGCCTACTTCGGTCGGTCCCCGCAGGTGACAGATATTCCCAACTTTGTCTCGGCGGAGTCCCCTCAGGGGCTTCGCCGAGCGATGTTGCAGAATAATTTGAAGCTCAAAGCGGTGGCGACTTATCATTCGATTCAGTTCGTTAACGGCCGATGGTTCGCTTGGTTCACAACCGACGCGACTCGCGAAGGGCAGGGCTTGACTGATGGCGCTACCGGCAACCGCTGAGACGAGAGAATTCGCGAACTTTGCCGACAATGGCGACGGCACAACGTCGCGTTTTGTTCGTGTGGCTGGCGGGATCGGTGGGCTTCTCGAGGGCGTCGAATACGATTACATATCGGCAGCATATCCAACCGCTACTTCTGAAGTTTACACCTACAAGCTGGGCGGATCCGGCGGCGTCACACAGGCGGTTGTGACCGTAAACTACACAACGGCATCAAAACAAAATCTTCAATCGGTGTCGAAAGCATGAGCTTCAAGTTCAATCCAATCACAGGTCAATTAGACTTAGTTGGAGAGACGCAAGAAGCTGGGCTTGATCTAAAGATTTGCTCGATTGTTTATGCCGACGAAGGCCAGAGAAATCAGAGAATTGTTGAAATCGAATTTGAATCAATTGATGATTCATCGAGACGTCTCTTAAGTGTTGTTTCTTGGCTCGATGTTGGGAAAATAAATCAAAGAATTTCTAGCGAGCTTTTAAGCGGGACAATTTTGGACGGCCAAACATATCAAAAAAACTATGTTTGGCGTCTCTCTGGCATTCGATATGTTTTGGATGGGTTTAACTATCAATTGATTTGAAGAGGTTGAAATGAAATTGCTCGACTTAAACTTACTTGAAAGCACTGGCAGCGTTTACGATCAAACGCGAACAACAATTGCCGGACGAGTTTCCCAGCGGACTATTGATTCAAAGCCTGTTTTAGGCCCTAGCCCGACTCGATTCCTTGACGTTTTCTCTGATACGACCGGCGCGCTCACGCCCACAACAACAATGTTTGCAACCGACAATGGTCGAATCTTTATGATCGGCGCAATTGCCGGTGGTGCTTTGCCGGTTGTTTGCTATGAGATGAACCAAATCACAGGCGCTCACACATATGTGGGTCGTATCAATATCGCAATGCCATCTTCGCCTGCGATTGTTCACACTGTTCGATCACTTAAAGTGATCGACGCTGGCGTGAGCGGCTGGAAGATTTACGTTGTTGCAACCGGAACTGTTTTGCTTGGTGGCTCTGGTGTTTTGCTTGCAAACAACATTGCAAGGGCAGACTTCTCGCAAGTGTCTCCGCCAACAATTCCCTTTGCCACTGGAAACAACCAAAAAGCCGTTTATCAATTGGGTCGCTTGTCTTCTTTGAACTCTCGATCCATGACAGTGACGCTCGGAACTCCTGTTAAGTTTAACTTTACTGCGCATGGCTTTTCTAACAACGATCAAGTGTATTTCACTTCGCAAGTTGGTCCAGCGTGGACAACTTCAACTTTTGTAGTCAACACAAAATACTTTGTGCGAAACGCTTCGGCGAATGACTTTGAATTGTCGGCGACTTTTAACGGCGCTTCGATTGGTGCTGCGGCTGGACCGACTTCCGTCGTAATGCAGCCGCTAAACCAAGAACTTGATGCTTTCGGTGCGATTATTGATGTTGCTGGAAACCGCCTTTATACCCATGTCGGAACTGCGGCTTTGCCTCAGTATTTTGTGCGCGACACTTCGATTGCGCCAACTTACTCAACACAATCAGCTCAGATCACTGTTGCTTCACCTGCAAAGGTTCAAATTACATCTCACGGTTTAACTGAGAATGAGCCAGTTCAATTCTTGTCAGGCTTTATGCCAACAGGCTTTGCACTAAATACGACTTACTTTGTAAGAAACGTGACCGCCAACGACTTTGAGGTTTCTGCGACGGCTGGTGGTGCGAGTATCAACAACACTTCAATTATCGGAACTGGAGAACTCGGAAAAGCATTTGGTTACACAAACTCTCAATGGCTTCATGCAACAAGCATCCTTCCGGTCATCACTGGAACTTTGCTTTCCACGACAGACGTTGACGCAATTGCAACGCCGGTAAACGCTCCGCTTAACGGATCGCTTTTGAATGGTCAAAAGTGCGCGTTCTTTGCCACTTCAACAAACCTTTACCTTGGCCGACTTGATGAATTAACGGCTGGCGCGACAACCTGGCCGTCTTTGACAACGTCCAACATGCTTGGAGCTCCGTCTCAGATTGTTGCTCCTGTTGTTGTGTCGGCTTCATGGTCTGATGCTTTAGATCATGCAATAGTTATGTTTGGAGCTGCGGCAACAAACGCTTTCCGATTTATGTTGAAAAAGGTTGAGAACAACAAAATCACCACAATGTTTGGCGGTTACAACGCAGACTTTTACGAAACAACTTCGCGGGAATCTTACAAGCTTGAGTTCTCGGGCGTGCCGATTACTTTCACCAATAACTCTGGTTGGGTTTTTGTTCTCGGCTCTGCGGCTGGTCAGCGCGGCGTTATTGCTTCCGACGTGCGTTCGGATTGCTTGTTTGACCATAGCTATATCGTTTCAAAAGTTGCGACATTGCCACAGAACTCGATTATCAAATCCGCTTCTGTTCTTGAGGAGCTCTTTAACTCTTCTGGGGTTGCTGATCTTTATTATCGAACTTCTGGATTCGGCTCAATCTCAGGCGGATGGATCGCTTTTGATGACAAGCAGGAGCTCAATCTTCCGATTGGGTCTCAGGTTCAATTCAAAATTTGTTTCCGAACGCATTCGATTGAGAGAACAACACACGTTCAAGTTTCTGATTTGCTGATTGGCTACGAAGCTCAGGAAGAATTGTCTGACAATTGGGAATACAGCTTTGACGATTCTTCGAGCGGAAGCCCGACACGCTCTGCGTTTAGACTGAAAAACGCCTATGCGTCAGTTGTGCCGTTGTCGTTGGCGTTCCGGGCTTATGATTTGACCGGCGTTCTTTTGGTTAGCCAAACAATCACAACGAACCCGAGCAATTTCCAATACTCAACGGACAACGGAGCAACTTGGCTTCCGCTTGGCGTGATCCCAAATGTTGTCGGAACATTGGTTCGATACAACTTTGTGTCACCGCCCGGAACTGATATCCGTCCGAGCTTGAAGGATGCTTAATGGGAAACCAGTTCACGCAAGGCCCCATCGTCCAAGGAACGACGTTGGGGCTTCTTCAGCCGAATCAGCTCATATCAGGCGGATCGTATCAGCCGAGCTCGCAAGCTTGCATTGTTGATCTAACTCCGCCTGTTTTTTCTGGAATCAATTTGCTCGTTCGCGGACTTATTGGTCAGCTTCGAGCTTCTTGGTCGGCGGGAACTGACGCGACACCGCCGATTAGCTATGAGGTTTATTGCAAACCTTTTACGGCTTCCGGGCTTTTCAATGTGGCAAACATTTGCGGAATCACTTCGCAAAACAATTTCAACATTTTTGCGCTTGCTGACGGCACATTGCTTCAGCCGGGTGTTGAGTATTTTGTCGGCGTGCGAGCGATTGACGCGGTAGGAAACAGGGACACAAACCTTGTTAGCCTTTCGCAATCTTCGCCTGGAATCGCTGGAGTTACGTCTGGCCAAATTGGCGGAGTCTTTGCGGTTAACGAACAAAACCAATTGATTGCAAGCTTCTGGGCCGTTGATAACGAAGGGGTAATCAACAACCCAGCGCGATTGGGTTTTGCTAGTTACGTTATTTACGACGAGCAAAGCTCACTTGTGCCGGGAATGGCTGAAAGCGGGATCGCGGCAAACGCTCAAGGATTCTTTGAGATCGCTCCAGTGGCTTCGGTTTTGGATCTCAACAATACCTACTACACTGTCATGGTCACCATTGAAATTGATGGCGTCGACATCACTTACAATTTGCCAATCACATACCCGGAAGCTGGGCCGCAATACGACACAAGGGCGGTGTTTTCAATTAACGTTTCCAACGAGTTGCAGGGCTCTTTGTGGGTGACGAAAGAAAATCAAAAAGTTGTCAGCAATCTTGGCCTGGCATCCTACTCGATCAGAAACAAATCGGGTGCATTGATTGGAATTTCGCAATCAAACATTGCCGCAGATGCGAATGGAGTTTTCCAAATTACTCCAGTAAACTCTTCGGCAATTGTGGATTTCAACCATTACACTGTCGATATTTCGATTGTCGCTGACGGACTGTCTCGAAGTGGCGTTGTCGGTTTGGTGGTTGGCGAATGAGAAAGGTCCGCCATCTTCAAAATGTAAAATACATTTCGAATGTTGGCGGACACTCTCGAACGCTTTCGACTATTTCCGGCCAGTCCAATATCATTTTGGAAAAAATAAATCGTCGCCCGGAACGAATTGAATTCATCTTGTTTGCAAAGTTCAATTCGGCAACCTTGAATGGTCTGCAAATTGTTGGATATTTAACGGACAATAGGGAAATTGATTCTGTGATTGATGAATTCAAAATCTATAGAATCAGCGATGGATCTTGGGCCGAGACTTTTGTTGCTTCAGTTCCAGCCATTAAAGATGGCGTTAAAAACATCGGAACTTGTTTGCAATCAAGCCTTGGTTTGAACGAGCTTAGCGGAGCTGAAACTTACCTGATTAAAACCACCGCAAGGCGGCGAAATCGTATTTACATTAAGCAAGTCTACATTAATCATCTTGGATGTTTTGACAGCATTGTGAGGCTTCGGCAGGAAGCTTCTTTCCTAAATCTATCGAAAGCAGATAGGTGAAAAAATGATTGCTCCAATTTTAGAGGTTGAGCCGCTATTGCAGATCAACGACAAAACTCGCCTCGATGCGACTAAAAGTTTTGTGTCAAAGGGCGAGCAATCGGTTCACAACGTGTGGATTGAAGCCGAGGCGGGCGCTGGCTTTATTAGTGTTAACCACGCAGATGTCAAAAACTGGTATCTCGACTGGGTTTATTCCGGATCGGCGCGAACTGTGACAGTAAGTTGCCGGATCCAAGTCGGCGGCAATAACGGGCCAATTGAAACCAAAACAACAACAATCCAATTGGTAACGGCGGCTGGCGACAAATTGTTTTCGGCTGATTCAGATTTGACAGCACTTGAGCCCGATATTTTGAAGTGGGTGAAAAAGGGCCGATCCAGTTTCCTTGATGTGCATCGCATGGCCCAAAGCAAAATCCTCGAATACCTGGATGAAGCTGGCCTGCGAAACGAGGACGGAACGAAGATCACAAAGAACGAGCTTTTGGACTTATCCGAGGTTCGTCCGTGGTCGCGGGATTTGACGCTAAGCCTTATTTTCCGAGG